GTTTGGAGCGAGTTTCAGCCAGCAATACCTCAAGTACATGGCGTTAACAATTGTGTTCATGACGGCAGTTAAGGGATTTCCGGAAGGATTCCCAATATGCGTCATGTACACGGTCGAGAGGAAGGCTTGTGGAGTGTGGGCGATTTCGTTGAAAAGAATCGTTCGTACTAATTTGTCTTCAGGTGTGTCGTCATACCAATCATTTATAATGCCACAGCATTCTTCGATCATAACGGGGGAGATGTTTCCATCCCACCCGCTATAATCACCAGCGAATCCCGTGTCACTGTATTCTTCCAAGTATCGCATAAGTCGAGTCCAGTCTGAGGACTCTGGATCTATGCCGACACCTGAAAAGAAGATTGGTTGGTTGTCGATGAAGTTAGTCGTGAATGCAATTGTATACATGCGAAAAACAATAGTAAAGTCCACTGGTGGAATAGTGAACACTCTTGTCTTTCCTTGTGCGATCTTCTCGAGGGAACGTCGCTCGTCCTTTAGACAGTCAATCCAAAGAGACTTACAACGTAATCCTCGTTTTGCAAAAAGAAGTCGTATGTCAATTGCTTGTCGAAGTTCAGTAGAGGAGACTCTCCTCTCTCCAGGTTCACCAGAGAAAAGGAAAGACTTCCCCACTTGTCCAGGTTGTTTCTTCATTTGATTGAAAGGATATCCGGGTGAAGTGTCCATTGGGAGAGGTAGACAGGCCTTGAAATAACGAGAGCCATTGATAGCGGTATGTTCTGAAACTACTTTCTTTGGCATCGTCAACTTCCAAGACCTGAAAATCTCCCCCATATGCTTTCGAACTTTTTGTACTAAGTCCAGATCAATGAGCGGTGCTGGATTACCGTATTTCTCGACACCCTGTTTGAAGGGGTGTACGGGATCTACGAGTCGTTTGTCTTTTGGATCTAAAACGGCAGGGCCAGTCACGGGGGCGAAAATGAGACCGTGGATAGAAGATGGTATGATACTCGTCTTGGTAGAAGAGTGTACCCGTTGGGAAAGTTTTCCTAGTAAGGAAAAGTTTCCCTGCGGGATCATAATTCCATCCACGTTCTCAATAACGCCAGCAGGCAAAAGCCCAGGGTTAAGAGGTTGGTCAGTAAAGAATTGTTGTCCCTTATCAAGCATCTCCTTCGTCACAAGCATTGCAGCAGCAAAATTGTTGGAAGGAGTGGCAGCCACATGAA